CAAAAAGTATCAAACAATATTCATCAGTTGACACTTCGCGGTGGTGCTAACTTCCTTGTATGTTCACCAAAAGTAGCTACAATCATCGAATCAATTCCTGGTTTTGCTGCTTCTACTGATGGAACTGCTCAGAAGTTCTCAATGGGTGTTCAATCTATTGGTTCAATCTCAAATAGATGGACAGTTTATAAAAACCCATATATGACTGAAAATGTAATCTTGGTAGGTTTCAGAGGTTCAAACTTCTTGGAAACAGGTGCTGTATATGCTCCATATGTTCCATTGATTATGACACCTCTTGTATATGACCCATCAGACTTTACTCCTCGTAAAGGTGTGATGACAAGATATGCTAAGAAAATGATTAGACCTGAATTTTATGGTAAAATCTATGTTTCTGACTTAAATTTAGTTTAAGTTTAGCATAACATAAGTCATAACTAAATAATGAAAAGGGTGGGATTTGTTCTCACCCTTTTTGTTTTATAGTTTTTTCTATTATTTTGATATTTATATATGACTTATAGTAGTATTTTAATGTAACGGAGAAAAAGATGCCAAAAGCAGATTATATTTATTCAGACCCAACAGACGCCAATCAGATAACAGGTTCAACTCCATATGGTATTTATGATTCTGATTCTGAATTTGTAACTGATAGTTTGAATGTTTGTAAATGGGTTGCTAAAAGATTAGGACATCCAGTTATGCAGCTTGAATTTGATTCAGGTTCAATATATGCTATGTTTGAAGAAGCAGTATCCGAATATTCATTGCAAATGAATTATTACAATACACGAAATTGGATGTGGGAACATTATGCTTCCACCAATAGAGAAAGTGGTTCTGTATTTAGTTCAACGGGTTCACACGAACCAGAATCAGCACATCTTGGAACATCATTTATTCTGTCAGAACAATATGGTGAAGCGGCTAATGTTGGTGGTGAATTAACATTATATTCTGGGTCAATTGTTCTTACTGGTTCACAACAAGTATATGATTTACAAAGTGAAGCTGTTGTTGATAGTACACATAATGGTAAGAGATTAGAAATTCAACGAGTATTTAATTATGGTAAAGCTGCAGCTCTTAAATTCTATGACCCATACGCTGGTTCATTTGACCAACAACAAATGTTGGATTCAATGGGTATGGGAAATGTATCTCCAGCGGTATCATTTATTATGAGACCGTTACATTATGATATATCAAGAATGCAGTCAATTGAAACAAATGATTATGTGAGAAAATCAAATTATTCATTTGAATTACAGAATAATCAATTGAGAGTATTTCCAAGACCTAAATCTACTGACGCTGGAGATAAAGTATATTTCCAATACTATTTAAGAGATGATGTAACTGATGTAACAAAATCTGTAAATAATAGTAAAGTATCAGACCCAAGTAATATTCCATATAAATTTATTACATATGCTGAAATTAATTCTGCTGGTCGTCAATGGATTAGGAAATACGCATTGGCTATATCAAAAGAATTATTAGGTATTATCAGAAGTAAATATGCTTCAATGCCATTACCAAATGGTGAAGTATCACTTGATGGTGAATCATTAAAAGCTGAAGGTAGGGAAGAAAAACAAATGTTAATGGAAGAAATTAAAGAGTTTTTAGAATCGGTTTCATTAAGTGAGCGGGCAAGACAAGAACAAGAACAGTCGGAGGCTCAACAAGCAGTATTGAATAAAGCACCACTTAACATTTTTATAGGATAAGAATATGTCAAGAACATCACCATTTTTTCTACCACAAAAAGAAATCAATATGATTGATTCAATGAATGAAGAATTAATTGATGAAATTGTGGGGCAAAGTGTTGATGTTTATAAAGTATCAATAGAAAATACTGATGAAAATGTATATGGTGAATCTACAACTAAATATTATGATATTGGTTTTAGAGTAAATTGTCTTATTGAATTCAATGAACCAGAAGTAATTCAAGATGAATTTGGTGCAGATGTAAATGGTTCAATGACAATGTATTTTCAACGAAATAATTTAGCAAGTGGTTCACTTAATTTTTATCCGGAGGTTGGTGATATTGTGGATTGGAATGATTTTTATTGGGAAATTAATGGAATAACAGAACCACAATTATTACATGGTCATCAAGGATATAAACATTCAATTGTTGCTACATCACATCGTTCAAGATTATCGAGTTTACAAATTGAAACGAGGCCAAGATAATGGCAGTTCAACTAATTACTAAAAAGAAAATCATTAAATATGATACACATAGTCCTAACTATAAACCACCCAAACCACAAATGGTAAATAAAGAAGTAGATGGCAATCTTAAAGAAGATGATGATATTTATGGTGAAGGTGTTTATCAAATACCAACAGAACAAAATGGTAATCTTAAATTAGAAGAAATGATGGCTCAAATGTTAGGTAAGATTGATAAGTTTGGGAATAGAATTGATGATAGTGGAAGTCAAACAGGAACAGAGGCTATTGAAGTAGATATACAGAGAGAGATAGCAATCAGTAAAGTTGATTTGAGTGCAGTAAAATCAGAAGTTACAAAAGGAAAGGTAAAGACAAAGAAAGATAAACTTAAAGAATTAAGAAAAAAGAATAGAAGATAGATGGCAATAAAACCTATAACAAATAAACAAGTTGTAAACAAAAGTGAAATAAATCGTGGAAAACAAGTTTCTACAAAAGATTTGACTGCTGGAAATGGTAATCGTAGTAAAACTTATACTCCAGGTTTAGATTTCACAAAGAATTATGCTATTACATTAAAAGATGTAGATACATCAATAATGAATTATATCAAGAAGGTTATACGACCAACAGTTAGAGAAGCAAATGAAACATTCAAAGTAACTGTAATGTATGGTAATGAAGAAAGATGGAAATCAGTTAGAAAAAGAGGAGTAATGAGAGATAAAAATGGTTCTCTTATTTTACCTTTAATAATGTTAAAAAGAACAGAAGTATCAAAGAATGATACATTACCAATGTTTGAACATGATGTAAGACGAGAACATACTGAAGTAGTTAGGCAATCAAGTTGGTCAAAAGATAATAGATATGACAGATTTTCAGTTCAAACTGGAAAGAAACCAGTATATGAAAATATAGTTACAACAGTTCCAAATTATGTAAATATTACCTATGAATTTGTATTGTGGACAGGGTTTATAGAACAGATGAATCCATTAATTGAAACTTTTATGGAACATAATAATAACTATTGGGGTGATTCAGAAGATTATAAATTCTTATGCAAGTTAGATTCAATATCAGACGCATCTGAAATGGACCAGGCTGGGGAAAGATTTATTAAATCAACATTTTCAATTGAAACCACAGCATACTTATTACCAGAATATACAAATTCAGTAGTTACAAATAAGATTTCACAAACACAAAGAAAATTAACACCATCAAAAGTAGTATTTGGGTTTGAAGGTGATGCTACAGATAAACAAGTAGGAAAATAAATCATTTTTAAACAATCTTATATATATTTATATAGGATAATAATAACAACGGAGGTTACATATGTCAGAAGTTAAATTCACAGAAGAAGAAATGAAACAAATTAAAGATATTCAAGATAGTTATTTTGATATTCAATCGGAATTTGGTCATTTACAATTAACACGCATTAAAATGGATACGAAAGAAAAAGAATTAATTAAAACTCTCGGAGATATTGAAAAAACAGAAAAGAATTTCTTGGAAAAAATAACCAAAAAGTATGGTGAAGGTTCATTAGATCCAGAAACTGGAGTGTTTAATCCCACCAAATAGGAAATAAATACAATAAAAACAGTTGTTTCGAGTTTTAAGATTATATTTATATATGATAAACTATATCCTATTGTGATGGGTATATTTTATATTAAAATAAGTTAACTTAAATAAATAATTCTTAGGAGAAAATAAATGGCATCAAGCGAAAAAATTATAAGTCCAGGTGTATTTACGAATGAAATTGATCAGTCATTCTTACCAGCGGCTATTGGGGAAATTGGTGCAGCTGTTTTAGGTCCAACGGTAAAAGGTCCTTTTATGATACCGACAGTTGTAACATCATATTCCGAATTTCAATCAATATTTGGTGATACTTTTAAGAGTGGTAGTTCATACTATCAATTCTTAACATCACATACAGCAGAGAATTACTTAAAACATTCCGGTAAAATGACAGTTGTTAGAATACCAGAGGGTGATTATTCGTTTGCATCAGCAAGTGTTCATGTTAGTGGAACAATAGATGATACGGGAAGTTATACTGTGGGAATTGAACAACATTTGGCACAACAAGCAAATTTAAATACCGATAGTGCTTCATTTAATATATATACATTAGGTGACGGTGATATAATGAATAGTAGTGCTTCAATAAATTCACATTCAACAAATGGATTGTTAGATTCAGGTTCAAAAGATAATCTTCGTTGGGAAATATCATCTTGTAATCCGAAAAAAGGAACATTTAGTTTGTTGATTCGTAAAGGTGATGATTTGACAAAAAGAAAACAAATACTTGAAAGTTGGTCTAATTTAACATTAAATCCAAATTCATCAAATTATGTTGAAAAAGTAATTGGTAATCAAGTGTGGACATTAAGAGATGTTGGAACATCAGATCCATATTTACAATTATCTGGCTCATATCCAAATAAATCTAAATATGTTCGTGTTGAAGTATTACAATCTACACCTGATTATTTAGATGAAAATGGTAATATTAGTGATAATTCATTATCAGCATCATTACCACAATTACAAAGTGGCTCATTTAGTGGTGGAACGGGTGGTGGTTTAAAGCTTCATTGGCTGGATATAGTCATCCAATGAAATTTTATGATGAAATAACAGCGACAAATACTCAGGGGTTGATATTGAGTAGAACTTCTTCAACATCATCATTACAAAGATATACGGATGCTTTAAATGTTTTATCAAATCAAGATGAATATGATATAAATTTATTATTTACTCCTGGTATTATATCAAATCAATCCAATCATACGACAGTTGCTACTAAAGCAATTGATGTTTGTGAAGATAGGGGTGATGCTTTTTATATTATGGATTCGGTATTATATGCTAGTTCTTTAACAACTTCGACAACTCAAGCCGAAGCTCGTGATTCAAATTACGCTTCTACATATTATCCATGGGTTCAAGTTCAAGATAACCAACTTGGAATTAATAGATGGGTCCCACCATCAGTTGTAATGGGTGGAATTTATGCATTCAATGATAAAGTAGCACATCCATGGTTTGCTCCAGCAGGTTTAAATCGTGGTGGAATTGATACTGCTATCCAAGCTGAAAGAAAATTAACCCATTCAAATCGAGATACATTATATGATAGTAATGTAAATCCAATTGCAACATTCCCTGGTCAAGGTGTTACTGTTTGGGGTCAAAAAACACTTCAAAAGAAAGCATCGGCTCTTGATAGAGTGAATGTAAGACGATTAATGATTAAACTTAAAAAGTTTATTGCATCAAGTTCTCGTTATCTTGTATTTGAACAAAATAATGCCCAAACAAGAAGAAGATTCTTGAATATTGTTAATCCATTTATGGAACAAGTTCAATCCAATAGTGGTTTAACTGCATTTAAAGTTGTAATGGATGAAACCAACAACACTCCAGATGTAGTTGATAGAAATATCTTATATGGACAGATATTTGTTCAACCAACAAGAACAGCAGAGTTTATTGTTCTTGATTTCACAGTTCAACCAACAGGAGCTACATTCCCTGAATAGAACTTAAAATAATACAAAAAAGAATGGGATTTGTAGAAATATAAATCCCATTTTTTATGTTTGTATATATTTATATATGTAATATATAAGGTTGTATTTAATGGTAGATAGTATAAAAATATTAGTAAAAGAATTATCAAAACAAGTTGGTATTAAAGATATTAAAGAATACTCTTTACAACATGGTTATTATATAGACACCGCAAAAACACAAAAACAAATTGACTATAGAAAAAAATTAATTCATAAACATTGTGAAGAATTAAATACTGATAATACAGACTTATCAAATCATAAATACAAATTACATCTTGCTGCTATATGAAAATTTATCAATGAGGTTTAATGTGGGGGTGCTTACCAGTGATAGCTAACTGGAACAGACTTCAAATCTGTATGTCATGGGTCCAAACTGTGATTATTCGGGGGCAGTACCTGACACCTCCGCCAATTTAATATAAAAGATTATTAATATATTTGTTGATTTTTCTATTTAATTTATATTTATATATGAAATTATATAACTTTTATTTAATTGGAGAATAAAAATGGCAGAAATGTTAGCAGCACAAGACATCATGTTTACACCCTTTGAACCTAAATTAAAAAATAGGTTTATTATGAGTGTTGACGGTATTCCAGCATACTTAATCAAAACAACAGCAAGACCATCAATTGAATTTAATGAAGTTGAATTAGATCATATGAATACAAAAAGGTGGGTAAAAGGTAAAGCTACATGGGGAGCTATTGAAATGACATTATATGATGCAATAGTACCATCAGCCGCACAATCAGTTATGGAATGGGTTAGATTAGGACATGAATCAGTAACTGGTAGAGATGGATACTCAGATTTTTATAAGAAAGAAGTAACAATCAATGTTCTTGGTCCTGTTGGTGATGTGGTTGAAGAATGGGTATTAAAGGGTGCATGAATACAATCAACTAACTTTGGTGATTTAGATTTTAGTTCAGATGACCCGGCTGAAATTTCAGTAACATTAAGGTATGATTACGCAGTACTTTCATTCTAATAAGAGAAAAATCAAATAAAATAAAAGAGCCATTGTTAAAAAATATAATGGTTTTTTTATTTTGTATATATTTATATATGAATAAAGTTATAGAGGTTATATGGAAACATTCAATGAAATAATAGAAGTTATATTAGAACACGAAGGTGGTTATGTAGATGACCCACACGATAGAGGTGGTGAAACCAAATATGGAATAACAAAGAGGTTTTATCCAAATGTTGATATAAAAAATCTAACAAAAGAACAAGCTAAAATAATATATCACCAGGATTATTGAAGACCTGCTAAAGTAGATGAAGTTCCATCACATCTACGACATATCTATTTTGATATGGTTGTTAATTTTGGAAGACGTGGGGCGGTTAAAGTGTTACAACAAGCAGCTAATTCAACAAGAAAAGATAAACTTGAAGTTGATGGTGGATTGGGTTCAAAAACATTATCAGCAATACAAAAATTAAGTATTGATAGAGTTAGAGCATACCGAGTATTAAGGTTTGCTAATTTAGTAATTAAAAAACCCGAACAAGAAAGATTTTGGGTTGGTTGGTATCGAAGAGCAACGGAGGTATAAAATGGCAGACAAAAAACAATATCATAGTGAAATGATTGATTTACCGAGTGAGGGAAAAGTATATCCAAAAGATAGTTCATTATCATCTGGTCAGATAGAAATCAAATATATGACAGCAAAAGAAGAAGATATTCTTACATCACAAAATCTTATAAAAAAAGGTATAGTTATTGATAAATTATTAGATTCATTAATTTTAACAAAAGGTATTACTTCCAATGATTTGATATTGGGTGATAAAAATGCTATAATGATAGCATCTCGTATTTTAGCATATGGTCCAGAATATACAGTTGAAGTTACAAACCCACAAACAGGAAATAAGTTTGAACATCAATTTAATCTTGCTGAATGTCCATATAAGAAAATATCAAAGGATATTGATAGTAATAATTTTGAAATTGAGTTACCAGTATCAAAAGTTAAGGTTACATTCAAACTATTAACTGGTAAAGATGAAAAAACAATTGAAACTGAACTTAAACAGTTAAAGAAACTTGGTAATCAAGTTTCACCTGAACTTACAACAAGATTGAAACACACTATTACATCAGTAGATGGTGATAAGGAAGACACTACAATTAGAAATTTTGTAGATAATATGTTATCAAGAGATTCATTATTCTTACGAAGTGAAATATCAAAAGTTACTCCTGATATTAATCTTTCACAAGAAATAGAAATAGGGGGTGAGTTGGTCAAGGTAGATATACCGATGACCACTAACTTTTTTTGGCCTGACGGCGAATAATAAACCAGATATTCATACTGAAATATTTCAATTATCATACTACGGAGAAGGTGGATTCACTTTCTCTGGTGTATATGATATGCCTGTATATTTGAGGAAGTGGTATTACAGAAAACTTGTTGAAATAAAAAAAGAAGAACAAAAGCAGATAGATAAAGCAAAATCTAAATCCAAAACACCATCATCATCTAAATTCAAACGATAATTTTTTATAAATTTGATATTTATATATGAGTTATTACATTCTACAATGGAGAATAAATTATGTCAGACACTAAATCATATATGAATAATGATAATATTATTACGGAAACTGTATTGGAAAAACTTTTCAAGTGATTGGTTAGAAATCCTGCACTCAAAAAAGATAAAAAGATTCAAAGAGGTATTGATGATTTAAATAAGAGTATATCTGAATTTGAAAGGTTAGTCAATGATGAGGTAAAGGATTATGATCCAAAAGCCAAAAAAATCAAAATTAAACCATATAAATTAAAAGATTTTTTTTAATAGGAATAGATTATGCCAAATCAACGTGAAAATTTAGAAATCCAAAAACAAATAAATTCCGCTATGGAATCTGGAACTGATGTAGCGAAATCATTAGCTAAACTATTAAAATCTCAATTAAAATCCTCAAAAAAAATAAACAAAACAATCGAAGATAGAGTTAAAAATTTAAATAGTCTAATGGATATAGGTTCAGAAGATATTAAACATAGTGAAAAGGCAATAAAGTTACAAAGTAAAATAAAGGATATTGAAGAAAAAATACAAAAACAAAGAGATAAGAGTGGAAAATTTATTAAAGGAAACAAATTAAAACAATTACAAACTGATAAAGCTGCTTTCCAGGCTGAATTAAAACGAGAAGAAACTTTAGCTGATGTATCTGATGTAACTAAAGAAAAGGCTGATATTATGATGAACAGTCTTGAAGGTATGGTTAATAAATTAAATAATATTCCTGTGGTAGGGAAACTTATTACGAAATCTTTTGGTTTAACTGAAGAAAATATGGGACAAATTCGTAAAAATTTGGGTGAAATTCTTCAAGGTAATGGTGAATGGAAAGATTTAATGAAAGGTACAAAAGGTTTAAGTGCTGGAACATTAATGGCTCTTGTTGGATCGTCCATAGCGATAGGTGGTATTGTAATTTTATGGAAAGTATTTTCTAAAATATTAAAATCATCATCAGAAGTAACGGATAAACTTGGACAGAAGTTTGGTGTAATGGGGTCTCAAGACCTTACCGGTCCGGTAATGGCTCAACGACAACAAGTTCAGGCATTAGGTAAAGATGTTGATGATATAAGTGATGTTATGTCAGAACTTTCTGAAAATTTTGGATTTGGTGTTGTAGAATCGGCTAACATGGCTAGTAATATTTTAGATTCATCAATGGCTATGGGGTTATCTAATGAAGAAGGTGCTAAATTATATGGTACATTGATGAAGATTGGTGATTTATCATTTGACCAAGCTGAAAAATTAGCAGAATCAACATATCAATTAGCACAGGCAAATGATGTTGCTCCATCAGCAGTAATGAAAGACATAGCAAACAATACAGAAGTGTTTGCTAAATTTACAAAAGACGGTGGTGGTAATATTGCAAAAGCTGCGGTTCAAGCGAGAAAATTAGGAATTAGTTTGTCTGATGTTGCTGATATAGCTAGTAGTTTATTAGATTTCCAAAGTTCATTATCGGCTGAAGTTGAAGCTTCAATTATGTTGGGAAGACAATTAAATTTCCAAAAAGCAAGAGAATTAGCTTTAACTGGTGATATGTCAGGTATGATGGATAACGTATTAGAACAACTTGGTGGTGAAGCTGAATGAAATAAACTAAATATGTTACAGAGGGAATCTATAGCTAAATCATTGGGTAAAGATGTAGCTACTATGTCAAAACTTGTTGGTGAACATGGTAAGTTGGGAAAACAAAAGAGTTTTGGTGATATGATGGGTGAAGATGCTTTATCAACATTAACTTCAATTATTAATAAAATTAAATCTATGGGTGCTGTAATTGTTCAAAATGTAGCTCCTCATATTGAAAAAATGGTTGATAAATTTAAGGACTGGTTAGAGAATAGTGGTGGAATGGAAACAATGGTAGGTTATGCAAATGGATTGGCACAGGGAATTGTGTTTGCATTTAAGGCAATCGTAAAAATAATGAATGCATTACCGGAAATAATTAAATTATTTTTAATATTGAAAACAATATCTATCGCGAGTGCTATAGCTTCAATATGGAAAGGTGCTATGGAATCATCATCTAAAATTCCATTTATTGGTGCGGCAATCGGAATTGCTGCGGCTGGTGTTGCTACTGGAATGATGATTTCTAGTATTAACAGTGTTGGTGACATGATTTCACCATCAGATGGGAAACTCAAGTTTCAACAAAAGAAGGTGGATTATTTGAACTAAGCAAAAATGATGATTTATTGGCTGGACCAGGTTTATCTAAAAATATTGGTGGTGGTGTTGCTAATGAAACCAATATAAATATATCAACTGAAAAATTAGAAAAAGAAAATCAAATGATGAAAGATGAAATGATAGCATTACGAAAAGATATGAAAACATACTTTGGTTTTGGTGGAACAGTTGCAAAACAAATGGGTAATGAAACTGGTAGAAGATTAACAAGTAATGTAAATACATTATAATTGGAGAAATAACTTGGGTTTAGAGAAATTACAAAGTATATTTACAGAAGATTTTGAAAATTATGCGTCTGATTATATGGATACTTATAAATGAATAAGTAATAATAGATTAGGTGGATTAAATGAATCATCTAAAATACGAGTTGGTCTTATGAAAGATGGTGAAATTGGTGTCGGTGGAACATTTTATGGTACTACTTATACATCTACAAAATTTACTCCAATGTCATCATTAAATGTTCCTTCAATTGGGCAGATATTAACATTGGGAAATAGTGGAGAAGGTTATCTATCACAAAAACAATCATATAATAAATATAATGTTAATTCACCGGGAGAAGATGTAAATGTATCATCAATACCTATAAGAACTATTGATGGTTATGGTAATTTATTATCAACAATAACTGAACAAAGAAAGTTTCCAAGTAAAACTTCATGAGAAAACTTATATAATAAAGATCATACTGTTATAAAAAATAATGAATCAATTCATAGTTATGGTTCAAAGGTAGATAGAAGTAAATTGAATATCAGAGATGAAGCACCAAATGTTCGTGGAATACCAAGACACTGAAAAACACCCGAACCATATATGGTAAGTGATATTCCAACGGGTGATATTGGTGGTCTTGGTGGTGGTAGATTATTCAATTGAGGAAGTCGAAGTATTCCAGTCATGAGAGCATTAAGAGATACAATACGAGTTGGTAAATATTTAACATCACCATCTGGATTACTTTGGATTGTTAAAGAAAATTTACATACTGTTATTCCAACAAATGTTGTGAAAAGTGGTGATAAGTTAAAAAGAGTTCCACAAAAACATCATGGTTTAAATCCATTATCTACATTAGCTGCAACAGGTGGTAGATTATTGGGAGATGGCTTACCAAATGTTTTAATGGATAGAACAGATCCATTTTGGTATGATGGTGATAAATATCTAGATGGACTAGATGGTAAAACAGATGAAATACAACAGAAATTTACAAGTGGAACAACTAAAGATGGTGGATTCGGGTTAGGTGATTTACTTAATGTTTTTGGATTAACTCCTGAAAAATATTATAAAGGGGATGGAGATCAACAAACTTTATTGACATTTGGTGAATATGAAGATGTCGATAAAAAAATATATAAAGATAAATTAGAAGATGCGCATCTTCCAAATGATAATAAAAAAATTAAAGGTGAAAATGAATTTCCATTCTATTTCCAAGATTTAAGAGATAACGCATTTATTATATTTAGAGCATACATAGACGGACTTACAGAAAATATATCACCATCTTGGTTACCAACAAATTATTTAGGAAGAAGTGAACCAGTATATGTATATGAACAAACGGAAAGAGACATATCATTTAATCTTAAATTATTTGCACAAACAAAAGATGAATTAAAAGCAATCTATAAAAAAATGAATAGACTTACATCAATGTGTTATCCAGAATATCATAAAGATGAGGTTGGTGGAACTGCTGGAATGCAAAGAATGAAACCACCAATAGTTAAATTAAGGTTGGGTGAATTGTTTGGTGTAGATAATAATGAAATGGTTGGTTACTTAAAATCAATATCATATACATTTGATGATGATGGTGTTTGGGAAACTGATGTTGGGAAAAGAGTTCCAAAATATATTTCAGTATCTATAACATATCAAGTAATTCATATGAAAGTTCCAAGTTTAGAATTTGCTAAACCGGGTGCAAGTGAAACATTTTATGGAACAAATCAAGTTAAAGCTGGTGTAGGAATAGGAGTATAAATAAAATGCCAAGATACGATACAACAAAAACAAGTAAATATAAAAGTTCAGATAAGGAACGAGTTGGAAATAAGAATAAATATAATACAACCATATATAATAAAGTTCCAGAAAAAAATGATGATATGTATTTTATTGCAACTGATGGTGATAGGTGTGATAATTTAGCACATCGATTTTATGGTAATCCTCAATTTTGGTGGTTTATAGCAAGAGTTAATAATCTTAAAACAATGAACATTCCTGCTGGAACATCATTAAGAATACCAGTATCAATTGAAAACGCAAAAGGTTACTAACAATGATAAATAAAAGAGTATTCGGTTCTGATATTCCACCAAAAGTTAAACAAAAATTAGAATTTAGACAGGTATTTGCAGGTAACTCCAAACCAAATGAATCCGTTAATGACTTATTTGAAAAATATGGTGAAGACAATCTCATATATGATAGTATTTCAGATATAAATAGTTTCGATGGTATGGTTGATTTATCATCAAGAACTCCATTCGCAAGAATGTGAACTGCAGTTGATTTGGTCAAAGATTTTAAATCATCGTGAGAGAAAAAATTAAACGAATTTGACCCAAATGATTATACTGGTAACAGACCAATTTGACAATCATCAGCATGAATTGACGCATTAAAACTTTCAAAGGAATATAACGAGGGTGGTATGACTACAAAGGTAATTTTCAATGAAGAAAATAATACATGGCATATTATTGAATCTGGAACATATACAGATGAAGAAATATATAAATCAAAAATATATGTTGTTGGAAATCATATACTAAATACACTATCACAAAAACCAAATGATAATATTAACGAAGATTTTTATACTGTAATGCCACAAGAACATCAGGTTACTAGAGATGATAATCAATTTATGAAACCACCCGCTGGAATTACATCAATATCATCAACAACTGAAGGAACTCTTGGAGTTATAAAAAAAACAACAGTTAATTTTGTTGTTCATAATTTTCACGATTTTGATTCCATTTATAATAGATTTTTCTTAAAACCTGGAGCTCAAATATTCATTGATTTTGGTTGAGATACATCAGTATTATACGACCCACAAAAATTAATTGATGGTGAAATTATAATTGGAGAAAAAGAAAAATCTAACCAACCAATAGAATCAATGTTATATAATTCATTAGATGATGATGATGAATATGATGGGTATGTTACACAATCACAGGGTGATTTGGAAACATTGGTTGGTATTGTAACAAATTATGATGCTAAAGTTCTTGAAAATGGTAGTATTGAATGTAGTTTAGAAATTACATCAAAAAATAGTGCAATGCTTGGATTTGAATTTGGTGAAAGTAGTAAAATAGAAAATAGAATTAATTACATATTAGATAGTGCTATTCTATATTATGGTATAATGGCAATAGCGAATGAAGACGATAGACAAAAACTTTCAGAGGCAAAAGCTAATTCATCAAGCAGTCCTAAAGAAGTACAGGAGTTTGGAGAATTATTAGATTTAATTGCAGAGAAATACTTGGGACTTACTAATTTTAATATAAGTGATGCATCATTAGAAACTGGGGTTTTTGTAACCAATAATAAAAATTATATTTGTTGGGGATTATTTGAAGACTTAATATTAAATTCTGAATTTGGATTTGGTGGCGGTGATACTTCTAATGAAAATAATTTTAAGGTTGAAATTGATTCATCTAATTCATTTACATCATATAATAAGTGGTTTAATGAAAGACAGAATGTTTTTGGGTTTATGGATTTAGAGTTGGATATTTTATGTCCGGTGAAATGAGATAAAACATATAATACAATAAATAATAAAGTTCCAAACAGATATAATGATAATGTTGATAATAAAACCAATACTGAATATGATAAATTATTAAGCAGAATACCATTAAGAGAGATTTTCATAGAAACAAGTATTATTAATGATGCATTTAAAAGTAAGAATGATGTCGCATCCATAATAACTGAAATAATAAAAAAGATAAAAACATCGTCGGCTGAAATATTTGATTGAAAAATTACAAACAATGGGGATGATACAAAATTATCAGTTATTGATAGAAATGCACTTGATGCACAACAACGGATGAATTTATCTGGTAAAACATCGTCAACTGAAAATGAATCAGATAATAAAAATGAATACTTTGAAAATTTATTTGAGTTTAATGTAATGTCAGCAAATTCTATTGTTAAAGGATATGATTTATCATTTTCAATGCCAGATGGTAATATCGGTAATATGTATGCAATTCAAGCTATGGGTGGAAACACACAAATTACACCATCTGACAGTTCATTGGATTATTATTTATCATTAGAAACCATTACACAATACGGTTCTGCGTTGGATGGTAAATATATTCGATATAAACCAGATATTGGTTCATATAGAGCAAATAAAATAGACGATAATTTATCGGCAAATTCAGTTATAGATGCTACATATGATAGAACTATGGATATACTTGGAAATAATTTTTTAGATAGTGGACAGTTTACTAAAATAGATATATCAGATGATGAATATTTTTCAACAGATGGAACACAAAGTACTAACGGTAATGAACTAGAAGATAAACAAAAAACAAAATCCGAGTTATTACAATTAGAAATAATTAATTTAGAATCTCGTGGTAAAAAAGTTACATCGTTTAAAGAATATTATAAATATGGAATCACTGGTGATTTTTTACGAAATGAACGACCAACTCCATTGCCACTAACTTTAACATTGAATATTTATGGAATAGCATCAATAATACCAGGAGATGTATTTCGAGTAGATTATCTCCCAGAAAATTATAGAAATGCTGTATATTTTCAAGTTATGAAAGTTTCTCATAATGTAAATCCAGATGGGTGATATACATCTCTTGAAACACATTTTAGAATAAATCCAGAAATTAAAAAAGAAAAGGATTTATACTTTAAACCAAGTGATATAGTATTATCACCAAAAGAAGTTGATAAATTAGTTTTTCAACATTTTGGATATGACGGTTTAGATAAATTATTAGAAATCATGACTGATATTAAAGTTGTTAATAGTGAATATAAACATATTGGATTAATATTATCGTTTAAAACTAATAAGAATATAAGCGGTGGTATTACAGTTATACCAGAGTTTACAAATAAGTCATTTTGGTATGTTCAAAACCTTATTAATTGAAACGG